GCGGTGGGCAAGGAAGCGTGGTCTCTGTGGAGGAGTCAGTCCCCTGTAAATGGGGTCACTTATCCTGCACAGTCGTTCCTCGAACGAACGTGTTACACACACGCTTTATAGTAGTCATGTACGAGAAAGCCCAAGTTACACTGCTGACCATCAAGGCTGACGCCATTGTTGATGCACACCAGGAAGCAGCCAGACGAGTTCTCTTGCTGGCTATAGTTAACTTCCCACGCAGTGGCCTGGCCGGCATTTCCGGTTCCAGTCTGCTGAACAACGTTAGCACATTTAATCATGCCACCAGCTGGCAACTTGATTGACCCACGTGCCGTAAGGCCCGTACGCGCGGGGTCACCCGGCGCATTATAGTTGAAGATCTGATCAGCATCTGCAGCCCCCGCCGTGAGGCGCCCCAACGCGACTTCACGCGTATACAGAACATCCCAGTATTTACGGTTGATCTGCGCACCAAAGGTCGTACCCCCCTGGAGACCCTCACCATGTACCACATAGTCGATGTCCTCTTGCAGGAAGGACGAAAACCCCGCATTAGGGTTCAAAAGAGTCCCCTGCTTAAGCTTCCGGTCGATCACTAACTGATCTGCCATCGCGCGCTTAGGCCTGATAAGAAACAGGCTATACTTACTGAATGTGGGCTCATTAGTGATCATCTGCCATTTCAGTACACCACCAGTATGATAGATTTCATTACTGGTCGCGGCTTCACGCGCTACTCCGAAGATTGCCTTCTTACTGAACGCTGACTGAGCTGCCAACGACAGGTTATCTGTCCAAGGAATCTGCCCACCCGGTTGACTCGCGCCATCAGGATTGCATGGCACATAAGGTAACGGGCAAATATAGGCTTGGACTCCGCCGGTAACGGCCTCCACACTGAGCATATCGCGCTGCCACACTGTGTGCACATTAGCGAATTGCTTCCTAGTGACATTACTGACTTGTCGAGACAAGGCCAGGATCTGGCGCGACTGGGCACCAGCCCCCGTCCGCCTTTTTATGTTACGTCCCTTAAGGGCACGTGGCTTACGCTTACGCAGTTTAGGCGGCATGGTTATACCACTACCGCAAGATAATAATTTCTGGTGAGACGACAGTCGCCAAAAAAAGAAAATACTGAATATCCTGGCCCTCCGCAGGAGCGAGCCGCTGGGCGGCGCGGGCGGCTTCGTGCAAGGCCCCCCCCGTA